TGGAGCTGAGATTGTAGCTGTATACAGTGCAGGTCAAGAAATCAACTATGATGGATGGATTGACAATGATGGCTACATTTGGATCTCTTACATTGGCGGTTCTGGAAATCGCAGATATGTGGCAGTGGGGAAATCCGAAAACGGGCAACGTATCACAGACTTTGGATCTTTTAAATAGATCTTTGTGATTTGTAGAATAGAGGATTTAGATGAGCGGAAAAAATTCAACTAATCTGAAGCAGACAAAAGGTGGGGAAGTTATCAAGGAAGGTGACTCCTCATCTATCTTTGAATATGAATTATTAGACTACGATGGAAACAAATTCAGCTCTCTGGATGGTAAAAACGCTAAGATCAAAATAGCAAATGCCAAAGGAAAGAAGACAATTGAAGCTGTTGTAGAAAGTTCTAAAATTCAGTTCAAACTTGAAAAAATTCTACCAGCAGGCATCTATCAAGTTGAGGTTGAATGTGATGGCTTTATCTTCCCAAGTGACAAGAGCGCTAAAATTGATATAATTCAATCTATTGAAAATTATCAAATAAGCAACATTGTTGAAATTGAGAAAGTTAACATACAGGAAGAAATAGCCACTTACATGGCCACACATCAAATTCAACCAACCAACGACAGCCAAATTATCAAGAGAATTGAAGCACTAGAAAACAGACCACAAACGCATTCAGGGACGGTTGACCTAACTAATTATTTGACATCAGATCAATCGTATCAAACATTTGTGACTTATAGCGTCCTTCAATCTCAGATGACAACCAACATCAAGGAAAAACATCTAGAACTTGGAATTGATGCCCTGATAGATGAGAAACTAAAAAATGGTGGTGATTCATTTATCACTGGACACCAAGCAGAAAATATTTTCGCTTCAAAAGAAGAGCTTGCAGCTATCGTTTCACGAGTTCAAGCGCTAGAAAATAAAGCATAGTTTTCACCCTCCGAAATGGAGGGTTTTTTTCTGTTATAACAGACATTTCAAAGATTGTCCGTTATAACCTCAAACAACTATCAAAAAATCTTTTTCTATTAAATGACTTCCTTTTGTGTCTAAGATGAAAAATAAAACTTGAACTTTCTTGGAAGCTATGCTAAACTAACAATGTGAGCATTGAACTTGTGGAGTTTTAGAAGTCAGTACCTAAAACAGACCCTAAAATCTAAAAACAGCTATATAATTGAGTTTTAGAAACTCCCACCGGCTCCATATATACTTTCTAAAACTTCTTAAAACTTCCCAAAACATTGATAATTCAATGTTTTTTATTTTTATACTTTCTATTCTTTCCCATACCTTTTTGAAATTAACAGACCCAAAAACAGACTCTTTTTTGAAAAGAGTCTGTCCTGATAGCTGATGGGTTTAAAAATCTATATAATTAGCAAATTTCTCAGCAATATCATCTTTGGCCTGTTTTGTGATATGTGTGTATACATTCATGGTTGTCTTTAGATCTGAATGACCAAGACGATGCTGGACCTGCTTCAATGTCATTCCTGCTTCAAAGCACAAGCTGGCATGTGTATGCCTAAAACCGTGAATCTTGATAGGCTTGACATCTGTCCCTTTGATAATTTGCAAAAGCCACTTCCTTGGTAGTGAACTTGGAATGGGCTTTCCTTCAGGGCTTTCAAAGATGAAAGTAGTGGCAGGATTCATTTCTCTATACTCTGATAGAAGATCAATTGTTCTTTGATCAAGGCTAATCAGTCGGACACTACTCTTGTTTTTAGTAGCCCCCACAGATTCGCCCTCAAAACCTCTTGTAATGGCCTTGTTTATGTTTAGGGTATTATCTATCCAGTCGGTCCATTTGAGAGCTAAAATCTCCCCCTTTCTGGCCCCTGTGAACGCAAAAAGACGAAACATGACTTTCTTTCTCAGATCATCCGTACCATCCACTAATCTCATGAATGCTTTTAACTCATCTTTATCATAAAAATCACTAGAAGATTCACTCTCTTTTTTGACAAGAGTGGTGACACTATCAACAGGATTGGTTGAAATATAACCATAACGGATGGCATATTTGAAAATATTATTCATTAACCCTTTCAACTTCCGCCCATACACCAATTTTCTGGACCATTCATTGACCTGTTCCTGCAATTGAAGAGGAGTGATGGAAGCTATTTTTTGACTACCAAAAACAGGATAGATGTGATTTTTGATATTTCTTTCAGTCTTGATGTAAGTGCTATCCTGAACGGTATCAGCGTACTCTTTGAGCCACTTCTTTGCGATTTCCTCAAATGTGATGTCTTTTTGGGATTGTTCCCCATTTTCCAAATCGTCCTGAAGTTGTAAGAGTGCCGCCCTTGCCTTTGCTTTGGTTGGAAATCCTTGACGCTTGACATACTTATCTTTTCCGTTTTCTTTACCTACATAGATCCTAAATCCGTAGGCTGTATCACCATTCTTCTTTTTATAAGATTTTATTTCCATTGCGTTTTACCTCATTTCTTGATAAAATGGGCATAAGAAAAAGACCTTTTGAATGGCTTTTCTTACACTGTAATCCTCACACTCAATTTTTGGCGAAGGCGAGTGTGGGGATTTTTTTCTTATTTAATTATTAAGTATCTTCATCTTGCCACCATGCTCTTGAGCAATTGTTGTTTTATCTGCATCAGAAACTTTAACTATTAATTCAGGAGTATCTTTCTCTGGGTTAATTTTATAGTTGTTTTCTTTTGCCCATTTTTTAAACAACTCATTTTTTTGTTTAAGAAATGAATTAGCAAGATAGATTTTACGACTTGTACTTTCAGCACTCCACGATTCTCCAACACGGACAGAAACAGCAGTAGCATTTCCACCTGTAACAAATTCGATTTTATCACCATTGTCCAAGACTTCCGCATTTTCTCGTAAATAAATTGCGAACTCTTCCCCAAGCTTATCCGTCATTTTAAAAGTGTTGTTTTTAATAGTAGCAGACTTTTCTGCACTACTTGTAGTTTTTGATTTTGGTTTAGTTAGAGAGCTTATACCGCCAATAACAACCAAAATAATAAATATTATAAACCAAACTTGTTTATAAAAAGGCTTACTTTTTTTCATTAGATCCTCCTATTTAACTAATTAGTGAATTAAACTCGTCTTTAACCATCGTTTCATTTGCGATGGTCTTCAGACTGTATTTTTCCATAAAATGAAGATAATTAAAATCCCTAATATCATCCATTAGCTTCAATTCTTCTTCAAGCAAATGATGAATCATGCTTCTATCAGCTTGTAATTCGCAAAGCTCTCTATTCAATTCATATTGAACAGGAGTGTGTTCTTTATGACCTAATTCATGAAGAGCTACTTGTTTTTGATCTTCCACAGACAAATTAATGTCCAGGGCTAGAATATTAAGAGCAGGATTGAAAAATCCAGGGCTGTGCCAATTACTTCCGTCAAAGTAGCAGAGATTTACACCTTCTTTGGCACAAAGCTCTTGTACTGTCATATAATGTACCTCTATTTATTTTTTAAATGAGCCTCAAGGACAGCAGTGATGAAATCAATATCTTCTTCGGTCAATGGCTTTCCATCAAACAGCATGGATTGAGCCGCAATATCACGCAGATCCAATGGTGCAGAAGCATCACCATAGTTTGCGATATTCGGGTTATCAGTTCTTCCCAATAAGTAGTCTGTAGAGACATTGAAATAATCAGCAACCTTTTCTATTTTGTCACCGCTAGGCATAGAGGTTTCCCATTTTCTTAAACTACCATTGCTGAAATCTAGCTTTCTTTCCAGTTCAGCCATGGTCATTTGATGAGTAGCTGCCAATAACTTGATTCTATCAAGTAGACTCATTTTTTCCTCCTTTTTTTAAAAAAAACTTACAAAAATGTAAAATTTTCTATTTTATCTGTTGACAAGAGGAAAATTTTCTATTATACTATTCTTGTAAGTTAATTTAAAAGCTAAAACAGTAAGTTAAAAATATCTATTAAGTCCGCCAAGACAACGAGATAACAACTTATTTTTATAGCTCTCTTTTCTATACCCTAATGATAGAATATTTTCTATTATTTGTCAACGGAAACGAGATTATTTTCTTATAAAATTTTCGAAAGAAAGGAGTGCCTGGATGCTATACGACAAAATAAAAAATATAGCTGAGCAAAAAAATATTTCTATTTACAGAATCGAAAAAGATTTAGATTTAAGTAATGGAAGTATAAGAAAGTGGAACTCAAGTATTCCGTTATCACAGACTTTAAAAAAGGTAGCTGACTATTTGAACGTTTCAATAGATAAACTTATGGAAGAATAAAGGAGCTTTTATGGTACTAGAACTATTTGGAACTGAATTCAAAGAAAGACTCTTTGAAGAACTGGTTGAACTAAATCTAAAAGCATTGAATGAAGCTAAAAGAAAATCATCCAGATACACCACTTGGGTTCCCATCAAGAAACTTCAAGAAGAGACTGGTTGGGGCAGAACCAAATTAGAAGAGTGGAGAGATCAAGGTAAATTCCAGTATCAGCAATCTGGAAAAGGCGGGAAATACCTTTACAATCTGGAAGATGTTCAGAGGTTTTGTCAATCAATGCAAAAATAAAAAGCACCCGAAAAATCAGGCGCTTAACAAAATTACTAAAACAATTATAACACAAGGAGGACGCACATGGCAATATCTAGAGATATGACAGCCACAGAAGCAAATATCCTTAACTACATCAAAAAATACGCAACAAACGAAATGCCAGTTACAGCGGTTCAGCTCAGACAAAAATTTCACTGTGGCAAGAGAACAATAGAAAATATCATTGAAAGCTTGCGTGTAAATTTTGGACATCCCATAGTTGCAAAGAAGAGAAAGCCCAATGGGTATTACCTTCCTAAAAATGATGAAGAACGGAATGAGGGATTGGCACCCTACAAGCGCCAAATCTTGACAGAACAAAAGAACCTGGCAGCAATCATGGCTGTTAACTTGAATGAATATTGGAGGAATTAGAAATGTTACTAGAAATTATTATCGCTTTATTGATCATGGTGATCTTGCTTCAAATGATTATTATCAGCGCAATCAGCGAACGATGCAAAGAGTCAAAACGAGAACTCAAGAAAATGATTCAAGAACAGCAACGCATCCAAGAAGCACGGGAAGCAATGCGCTTCGGCTATCGTAGATAGGAGCAACTAAATGGCAGAAAATATGAATGTACTGCCTCATGATCTTTTAGCTGAACAAGCAGTGTTAGGTTCTATCTTCCTTGATCCTGATAAGATTCACATTGCTTCCGAATATCTGACAAAAGATAGTTTCTTCAAACTATCTCATGGGATGCTTTTCAACATTATGCAGGATCTATCAGATAAAGGAGATCCAATTGATCCCGTATCTGTCAAATCAGCCCTAGACTCTATTGGGCAGTTCGAGCAGGTCGGAGGAATGGCATTTCTTGCAAGTCTGATCAATGCAGTGCCTACAAGCGCCCACATTGAACATTATTCAAAAGTTGTCGCTGAGAAATCCAGAGCAAGAAAAGTCATCGAAGATCTAAGCCAGAGTATTTCAAATGTTTACGATGGTCAAAAAGATTTGAATGAGATCCTTTCTCAAACTGAGCAGAATTTGTCAACAATTTCAAGCGAGCAGAAAAAAGGATTCAGGCCCATCATTGATGTGATTGATTCAACTCAATCAATTCTAGATGAACGCTCTCAGAAGGTTGGTGATGTGACAGGAACCTCAACAGGATTCACTGATTTTGACCAAATCACAACAGGCCTTCATGAAGATAATTTGATCATTATCGCTGCAAGGCCTGCAATGGGGAAGACAGCATTTGCCCTGAACATTGCTCAGAACGTGGCCAAAAGTTCAGATAAAGCAGTAGCAATCTTCTCGCTTGAGATGGGAGCAGAAAGCTTGGTGGAGCGTATGCTGTCAGCAGAAGGCTTGATTCCATCGTATCATGTCAGAACAGGGAATCTCTCTGAGAGCGAATGGCGCAGAATGATTTCAGCACAGGAACGACTAGCAAAAGGGAAGATCTTCATTGATGACACAGCAGGAATCAGAATTTCAGAAATTAGATCAAAGGCCAAAAGACTGGCTCAAGAAAATGGCGGTTTAGGATTGATTGTGATTGACTATCTTCAACTAATCGAAGGAAGAGGAAGAGAGAATAGACAACAGGAAGTCTCTGAAATTTCAAGACAATTGAAGATCATAGCCAAAGAATTGAAAGTCCCTGTCATCGCTCTCAGTCAGTTATCTCGTGGAGTTGATCAACGGAATGATAAGAGACCTATACTTTCAGACTTGAGGGAATCTGGATCAATTGAACAGGATGCTGACATAGTAGCCTTCTTGTACAGAGAAGCTTACTACAAGCGTGATGAACAAGAAGAGCCAGACAATGTGACAGAACTCATCCTTGAAAAAAATAGGCATGGGAGTCTTGGAACTGTCCAGCTATACTTCCTCAAAGAATACGCAAAATTTGCAAACAAGGAGGCCTGATGAATGGTAACTGAAAACCGTAGATATTACTGGTTACAACTAAAAGATGACTTCTTCAACTCCAAGGAAATGAAGCTAATGCGGAAACTTCCCGGAGGAGAAGAGATCACAATCATCTATCTGAAGATGATGCTTGTAAGTCTATCAGAACAAGGAAAATTGTATTTTGAAGGATTGGCTGAGGATCTAGCTGAAGAACTATCACTCATTATTGATGAAGATCCTGAAGCAATTAGATTGACATTGATGTTCTTAACTAAAAAGAAATTGTTGACAACATCAGACAATTATCAGTTCAATCTTGAGCAAGTTCCAGAAATGATAGGTAGTGAAACCGCTAGCGCCCGTAGAGTTCGCAAACATCGAGAAAATCAAAAAGCGTTACAATGTAACTCCGATGTAACAAAGTGTAATGGAGATATAGATATAGATATAGATATAGATATAGATAAGGGGCAAAAGCCCCAATCAGATGTCTATGAAGAAATTATCAAATATCTGAATGAGAAAACTGGTTCACATTTTAAACCAACTAGCAAGTCAACTCAAAGACTAATCAACGGAAGATTGAGTGAGAACTACACAATTGAAGACTTCAAATATGTGATTGATGTTAAGACAAACGAATGGAAGGACAATACAAAGATGTCTAAATACTTAACACCAGATACGCTCTTCAATGCTAGTAAATTTGAAAAATACCGCAATCAGCAAATGCCAAAACAGCAAAATGTTCAGAAGCAAGATGAAAGGTTGGGATTCTAATGAATGAAGAAATTACATCTTGTGAAAAACATGGCTGTCAGGTCCAACATGCAAAAGTGAAGATCAGTGGATCAGAACAGATCATTGAGATCTGTCCCGAATGCGAAAAAGAAGAAATCCTGAAGATGGAATCTCTTTTGAGACAGGAAGCAAAAATCAAAGCCCTCTTGTCTCACACTTACAAAGTATTTGAAAGAGAAAGTATCTATTCTCAAGAGTTGAGTGATAAGACATTAGAGAATTATACAGCAGACAATTCAACTAATGAGCAAGCTCTCAACTTTATGAAACGGATGCTGAGGGATTATCTAAAATTTGAAACAGGGAATGTGATCCTAAGTGGACCGCCTGGAATCGGAAAGAGTCATCTGTCTATTGGATTAGCAAAAGCATTGAATGAGCAATCAAAAGAATGTGAGAATCCAAAAAGTGTGATCTTCATCTCAACATCAGCTCTCTTCAATAAGATTGAAGAAAGCTTCAATGGTCGAGGAGACTTCACTGAGAACTACGCTGTGGACCTGCTCAGCAAAGTTGACTTTCTCTTCTTGGATGATTTGGGGAAAGAAAGTAGCATGAGCGCTAATCTCAAAGAAGCGAATGACTGGAGACAGCGAGTGCTGTTTAAAATCTTGGACAATCGTCAAACAACATTCTTCAACACTAACTTATCAAGTAATGATATCAAAACAATCTACAATCAAGCACTTGCTGACCGAATCTTCAAGGGAGCAAGCAAACACATTTTCAAATTTCCTGAAGCTATGGAAAGTCGGAGGTATTAACGAATGGAAAACAACAAATTAAAGGATCTAATTTCAAAAGTTCAAAAATGGTTCTATGACCGCAACTTACACACTCAAGAACCCAATAAACAGTTCCTGAAGCTTTATGAAGAAATCGGGGAACTGTCTAGAGGAATTGCTGAAAAAGATGAAGAAGTGACAAAAGATAGTATTGGGGACATCACTGTTGTATTGATCGGGTTGACTCTTCAGCTTGGAATCAATACAAAAGAAATCTTCCCTGAACAAGAGAAATTCATTTTTTCAGAAGCTGCAAAGACAGAAGATTATTTTGTATTAATGGTGGATCAGGCTCTGGCATCTTATTTCAACCGTCAAGGCTACCAACTCAAAAGTGTAGTGCATGAGTTGATGCGAATCTCTCAAATGCTCAACTATGATTTTGTAGAGTGTTTAAACAAAGCCTATGAAGAAATCAAGGACCGCAAAGGGAAATTGGTTGACGGAATTTGGATCAAGGAGGAAAGACTAAAATGAAAGAACGGTCATTTGAACAGATTTTAGAAGAGATGAATGATTCAGTAAATAAGCCAAATCATTACTGTGGTGAATATGGTCTGGAATCCATTGATGTCATCCGGAACTTTGCAGGAAACCTGAAAGGGGTTCAGGGATTTTATTGGGGAAATGCTATCAAATACCTTTGTAGATTCCAGAAGAAGAACGGGCTTGAAGATCTAGATAAAGCTAAGAAATATCTTGAATGGCTTATTGAAGATTTAAAGAACAGCCATGAACAGGAGTGACAGCATGAGAGATTACACGAGAAATCAGATGGATCACTTTCGCCAACAATTGCAATTGCTGATCCTTGGTAAAGGATTGACACGCAAAGAGCTTTCAAAAAAACTGAATAGAAACCAAAATACAATTCAGCAGTGGATCACAAACAAGAATATAAAACCAGCTCATGTCCAAGAATTGTGCAAATTCTTCAATATTGATGAGAAAACATTGATGGGGGATCCAGAGGAATTGACGGATTATAGATTCTTTGATCAAGGGAAATACATCTGTACAGCTCCACTGAAAGAATTGAGCAAGATCACAGGAAAAGATGTCTCACTTCTCAAGTATTATATACACTTGAATGAACGAGGAAGAGAGGCTGGTCAATTCAGACTAGAAAGGGTAATTGAAGATGAAAAGTAAAATCAACTGGCTGATTATCAATTTGATCTCATTGGCAGCTATTTCATTAGTCATCGCTATCAATCTCAATTCTAGATTAGTAGATCAAGAGAATAAGATCAAAGATATGGAATGGACGATTCAGGAACATGAATTGAGCATCCAGAGATTAGCTGAACAGAATACTGCACAAGATACAATCTTGAATAAATTAAATCAAGAATATCAAATGCAGGAACGCAAGAAAGCAGAAGCGCTCAAGGAAGCCGCTGAAATGAATAATGTCGGAGGATAATGATGATTAACAATGTGACTCTTATTGGTCGGTTGACCAGAGATGCAGAACTACGCTATACACCCAACAACATTGCAACCGCTCAATTCAACATTGCATGCAATCGGAATTTCAAGAATGCAAATGATGAGTATGATGCAGATTTCATCAACTGTGTGATGTGGCGAGAACAAGCAGAACGATTCTGCAATTGGACAAAAAAAGGGATGTTGGTTGGAATCACAGGACGAATCCAAACAAGAAATTATGAGAACCAGCAGGGGCAACGTGTATATGTGACCGAAGTTGTCGCAGAAAATTTCCAAGTTCTTGAAAAGCGTGACAATACAGCTAATCAGACCAGCATGACGGAACAGATGCCACCAAGCCACACAAGCCCAATGGACATCACAGATGACAAATTACCATTCTAAGAAGATCAAATGTTAAAGTGGAGGATTTATAAAATGGAAGATTGTACTAGAGTTTTACTGTATGGAACTTTTGACGGGTTTACTTATTCAACAGATGATCTACTACAAATCACTGTGGTTTTAGATGGTGGCGAAAGAGTAGAAGTACCGAAAGAGTGCGTTGTAAGCGCAGATCAAATGGTCAATAAATATAAAATTAAACTAAAAGATGTCATCGAACGAATTGAAAAGTTTGATCTTGGAACTAAAGCAGTATGGATCAATGAAATTTTGAATGAACTCGGAAGTGAATATGGGTTTCATAAATATTATGCAGGTTACAAACAAGGAAAGTTTGATGGTGCTATGGAACGTGAGAAAGTCACAGTACCGCAGTTTGTGGCGGATTTTATCACAGAACAGAAAAAACTAGGTCATACGCTGTCCTACTCAATAGATGCATGCATGTCTGATAGAGTCGCAGAATGGTATTGGGACAATTCCGAACTCTTTGCACGAGCTTGGCTTGACGGCTACGAGTTCGAACAAGAAAAGCGGTATGAAGTTAAATTGAAAAACACAGATGATTACCTTGTGAAAACAAACAATGACGACTACCGTTTTTATAACAACATTTACATAACTAGAAGAAAACACACCCGTGAAGAAATTGAAAAAAGCGGTTTTGGTTGGGTCTTTGATTGCCCGGGAATGGAAGTTGAGGAGGTAACAGAATGACACGACCAAACAGATTTCCTTACACAAAGAACCAATGGGAAAAAGAAATAACACTGGTATATTTCGGGGCTGACACCACTTTAAAATTAAGAGCGGAAAGAAATAGAATTACAAAGGAGACAAGACATGTCATTAAATAAAGCGAGAAAACGACTGATTAGAAAGTACCGTAAAATGTACAACAGCCGTCCGATAGGACTGAAATTCAGTACAGATGGCGGTGAGACATTCATTGCAATGGGAAACATTATTGAAGAATGTATTGCAGATGCTAGAAACATTAACTCTGGGAATGTTAACGCAAGTAAGTTGTCAACTGGTGAAATTGGTTTTAGAAATTTTGAGATAACTCTTAAATCAGATATCCCAAAGGAAGAATTTAACAGATTGAAAGGCGTATTGTGGTAGTGAGATGGACTTACAAAACTTTATCTATTTACTATTCGCAACAGTCTGGCTCTCTGGCTTGATCTGGGCTAGTGTGATTGCGTTTAAAAATAGGAGAAAGAAATGAAGATGTATGTTGTAAGAAAGTATCATGGTCATGCAAGTTGGATTGATCCTAAGCATTTAGCTGAATACACTGAAGCTGAATTTGAAACAAGACATGAAGCACTTGCTCACTGTGAGAAATTAAAAGGGAAAGGGATAGTTGAAATCTATCAAAGAGAGGTTGATGAATGAAAAAATTAAACAACAGAGAATTGTTTAACCTTGATCAAGAATTATTCAATTTTCGTGGAATTGACCGGGCAATCTGGACACGCAAAGCAGAATTGATGGCAAAGAACGGTGATGATCTTGTCGGGGGTGGGAAGTCTGGTATCAGCAAGCCTACAGAAAACACAGTGATGAAATTCGCTACTGATGTGACTTTGAAGAATCTTGAGCTGTTCAAAGAGACTGTTGAATCCTTCAAGAAGCAATTGACAGGAGAGCAGCTTGATATTTTCTACCTAAGATGGGGACAAGCCAATCTTGATTGGGAAGAAATCGCAGAAAAGCAATTTGTCAGCAATGCTACGATTTACCGCAAGCGTGCTGGCATCTTGGAAACGTATGCCAGAATGAAAGGTGTACTCTAAATTGAGAATATAAGATATTGTATTCTCACGCAAAATAAAATACTATAATCTTGTTCATGATAATCACATCATGGATGAGAGGGTCTCCTAATAGTGGTTAGGGAGTTAGCTCAAATGGTAGAGCATGCTGGCGGAAAACAGCAGACGCAGGTTCAATTCCTGCACTCCCAATTCCTTATGAAAATCAATTTTAATATAGAGAGGGGGAAGCGTATGGAAGAGGTCTCACCCATAAAAGACACGGATGACATTCAAGCCATGAAGGACTATCTGAGAGAATGGAATGAAATGTATTACATGCTATTCATCACTGGTCTCAATACAGGCTTGCGAGTTGGTGACATCCTCACACTCAAAGTTAAAGATGTTCAGGGATGGCACATCAAACTACGAGAAAGAAAAACTGGCAAACAGATTTCCCGTAGAATGACAAAAGAGTTGAAACGAGAAATGAGGAAGTATGTTGAGGGGAAGCCATTCCATCATTTCTTATTCAAGAGTAGGCAAGGAGGAAACAAGGCCATCACTCGTGAACGAGCCTACCAGATCATTCACGAGGCTGCTGAAGAATTGGGCATTGACAATGTGGGAACGCACACGATGCGCAAAACGTTTGGTTATAAATACTACAACAAAACAAAGGATGTAGGCACACTACAGAAGATGTTCAATCATTCATCTCCAGCGATTACGCTGAGATACATTGGCATTGAACAAGCTGAATTAGATGATGCCTTGAGAAACTTTGTTATTTAATTTTTATATTTTTGACATTAACATAATGAGTTAGGCATAAGCTGAGAAAAGAGAAACTAATGAAAGTCATATCCTAAAAGGATTTCAGAAATAAGGCGAGCTTAACAAAATATAAGATATGTGAAAGTGAGGAGAAAAAAGCATGCTAAAAGATGCAATCTTGAAAGTGAAAGTTCTTGATGAAAGACTCACGAGATCAACCGTTGAACTTGAAAACGATTTGACAGTATCAATCCCAAATTGTTTACTTCACTTCAGAAAGAAAGCGGTTATACCAGAATACATGGGCAAATGGCTTGAGTCAGCAAAAAGAGAAGGGTATAACATTAGGGGTGCAATTGAACAAGCACCAAAAGGAAGAATTGAAGATTGGTTGGAATTAGAAAATGTAGACATCTTCGCAGAAGCTTGGGTGAATGGCTATGAGGTCAAAAAGGAAAAGAAGTATGTAGTGAAGATTAAAGGAGTCATTCCTGGCAGTGCATACTTGAAACATCAACTCAAGGATGATTACTGGTATTTTGGCGCTCTTGCAAATTCTGAAAATCTTACCTCAGAACACACAGAAGAGGAGATTAATGAGGCAGGTTTTAGCTGGGTGTTTGAATGCCCAGGAATAGAAATTGAGGAAGTTGAGGAAGAGAAATGAACAACAGTATGACAATAAAACAATACACAGATATTCCGTTCATAAAAAGAGCAGTAAATGAATTGAACATGGATATCAAGAATAATCCGGGTTTGAAATATGAGATTGTAGGATATTCAATTTGCAAAGATGAAACACTCTGCATTACCATTTCAAGTATCCTTGTACATTGGGAAGGAACACCATTCCGAAAAGAATGAGAAAATAAACTCTTGTTTTCTCACATAAAATAAAATATTATGATAGCATAGTTTCAAGTATGAGAGGGACAGACCAAAGAGATTGGCTGTCCTTTTTGCACGAGGAGAATATATGTATAACAAAATAGTTAGACCATCCTTGAAGACAAGGAAGTGGGAGAAGTTTCGGGATAAGATTCTAAGGAAATATAATTATCTATGTCAAGAGAGTTTAAGGTATGGAATATCAGAACCAGCTGAAATGGTTCACCATATTTTTCCAGTGTCGGAATATCCTGAACTAGAATTTCAAGAATGGAATTGTCTGCCACTCACCAACAAGCGACACAATACTTTTCATGATAGAACCAATGATAAAGTTATTGGTCAGGGAATTTTTTGGCAAAAGAAACGAAAAAAGGAATTTTTAAATTTTTACAAAAATCAAAAAAATGAAATTTTGTAAAAATCAAATTTTTCAATTTTTCAATTTTTGAATTTTTCGATTATCCCCCCCATCGAAAAAAATTTTTTTAGAGCGTCTGGGAACCGGTGAAGGGAACTTTTTCCAAGTCGGAGGCCTCCAGACAAAAAGGGGATAAAAACTAAAGGGATTTTAGGAAGGAGGCCTAGTTTTTGGCAAAACCAGTCACAGCAAAGTCAATCAAGTCAAAAGTCATCAAACAGATGAAAGAGCTTGGGACCTATCGCAAAGAATTTGACATGATCATTGACATCTTTGCAGGCATGCTATATCAGTATCAGAAACTTGCTCAGGATTATGCTGATATGGGCTATCCTGTCACAGATGTCTATGTGAACAAGGCAGGAGCTGAGAATGAGCGTAAGGTCCCCATCCTCACAGCGATGGAAATCCTACGGAAAGACATACTCAGTTATTCCAATCAACTGATGATGAATCCTAAGTCATTGGGTGAAGTGGTAGAGCAAGATAATGGATCAGTTCTCACTGAGGTCCTGAAATTTAAAGATCAGATCAAAAAGAAACGGGTGAAGTCTGATGGGTAACGTGGATAAAGCTAAAAAATACGCTCAACACGTTCTGGACCATCAGGAAGAGCATTGTGAAGAGAACATTTTGGCAGCATCACGCTTCCTGAGAGATTTGGACAATCCAGAGTTTGAGATGGATGAAGACATGGTTGATTTTGTCGTTCATTTCATTGAAAACACAATTGTCCATCAACAAGGAGATGACATGTTTGCGGTGTCCATCCGTAACAAGCCATTGTTGCTTCAACCGTGGCAACATTTTGTTGTAGTCAATCTCTTTGGATTCTATATCAATGGAACAAATGAGAGACGCTTCAAAGAAGCCTTGATCATGCTTGCCAGAAAAAATGGCAAGACTTCCTTCACTGCTGCAATCGCTCTGGCCTATCAGATTCTTGATACAGATAGCGGTTCAAAATGCTATATTGTAGCCAATTCTGTCAAGCAAGCTTTGGAAGCCTTTGGTTTCTTGCGGTTCAATGTTGAGCGATGGAATGACAAAAATATTCGTATTAAGGACAACAACCAAGAACACTCAATCACTGCCAATTTTGGTGAAGAAGGTTCATTCTTTATTCAAGCACTAGCAAACGATGAAAGCCGGCTTGACTCTCTCAATGGGAATGTCATCATTCTAGACGAAGCCCATACCATGAGAAATTCCAAGAAATACGGTCTTATGAAGAAAACAATGTCAGCATACCGGAACAGTATGCTTTTTGTTATCTCTACAGCAGGGGACATTCCAACAGGCTTCCTTGCTAACCGTCTGAAATATTGTCAGAAGGTCCTGAAAGAGTTGGTCAAAGATGATTCATTCTTTATCTTCATCTGTAAGGCCAATCAGGCAACAGATGGCGATGTAGGAGATTACTTGGATGAAAATGTGCTGAAGATGGCTAATCCTTCATGGGGTGTGACTGTCTCACTCAAGGCCCTCAAGGAAGAAGCAGAACAGGCCTTGAATGATCCACAGACCAGAAACGAGTTTTTCAATAAGACATTGAATGTCTTCACTAACTCAATGAACGCTTATTTCAATCCAGATGAGTTCATTGCCAGTGATGACTGCTATGACTGGACCATTGAGGAGCTTGCAAGGCTTCCTATTCGCTGGTATGGAGGAGCTGACCTTTCAAGACTGCATGACTTGACCGCTGCTGCCCTATATGGGATGTACAATGACGGTGAAAAAGATGTTGATATTTGTATCACACACGCTTTCTTCCCTCGTGTCAATGCCCAGAAGAAAGCCAATGATGATGGCATTCCACTATTTGGGTGGCAATCAGATGGATGGCTGACCATGAGCAACACCCCAACAGTTCTCTATGATGACATTGTTAAATGGTTCATAGAAATGCGACAGAAAGGCTTCAAAATTGCTGCTGTCGGTATGGATAGAAAATTTGGTAGAGAGTTCATGCTCAAAATGAAGCAGGCCAAATTCAAAATGATTGATCAGCCTCAGTTATTCTATTTGAAATCAGAGGGATTCAGAAGAATTGAATTGAAAGTGAAGAATAAAGAATTCTATTATGTACATTCGGACGCTTATGAGTATTGTGTCAGCAATGTAAGAGCCATCGAGAAAGTAGATGATGCTGTCCAGTATGAGAAATTGGACGGTGATGGCGGTACAGCAAGAATTGACTTGTTTGATGCGAGTGTCTTTGCTTGTATTCAGGCGCTTGCTAACCTTGGTAAGAATAAGAATGTGATGGCTTACTTTGATTAGATAGAAAGGAGGTGAGAAATATGGGAATCTTTGACAAATTATTCAAGCGTGGGAAGTCTCAGACGATGTTCACAAGCTTTGGAAATTCTGATTTAGGCATCATGTATGATGGAGATGGCTATATTCCACTAGCAAGGAATCCAGATGTGATCATGGCAGTCAATAAAATTGCTGACATGGTTTCAAATATGACGATCCAGCTGATGGAGAATACAGAATCCGGTGATGTACGAATCAAGGACGGGTTAGCCCGTAAGATTGACATAAACCCTTGTGATCACATGACAAGAAAATCATGGATCTTCAAAATTGTTAGGGACTTGCTTCTATTTGGCGATGGGAATTCTGTCCTACATGTGGAATACGATCCAATGACTGACTATATCAGCAATCTCAGACCATTCCCAATGTCGGAAGTGTCGTTCATAAGCAATGATCTGACATACATGATCCATTTTAGGGACACTGATTTCAATCCAGATGAAGTGGTCCACTTCGCCATCAATCCTGATCCAGACCGGCCTTATATTGGGACCGGTTTTAGATTTGCTTTGAAAGATATTGTTCGCAATTTGAACATGGCTACACAGACCAAAAAGGGCTTCATGAATGGAAAAAACATTCCAAGCCTTATTATCAAGGTGGATTCATCAAGTGAGGAACTTGGAACAGTGGAAGGTCGTGAGAAAATTGCTAAGAAATATCTGACCACAAGCCAGTCCGGTGAACCTTGGATTGTTCCAGAAGCTTTGCTGGAAGTGGAACAAGTGAAGCCATTAAGTTTGAATGACATAGCTTTGAATGAGTCAGTAGAAATTGATAAGAAGACAGTAGCTGGAATGTTAGGTGTTCCGGCTTTTGTGTTAGGTGTGGGAGATTTCAACAAAGAAGAATACAACAACTTTGTGAATACCACTATCATGAGCATCGCAACAACGATTACTCAGACACTTACAAGAGATCTACTGACTTCAACAACACGCTACTTCAAATTCAATCCACGCTCATTGTACTCATACGACATTACAGAGCTTTCAACTGTGGCCCAACAAATGACCAACAGTGCTGCAATGCGTAGAAACGAGTGGAGAGATTGGGTGGGTATGACTCCGGATCCTGAAATGGATGAAATTATTGTTCTTGAAAACTATCTGCCACAAGGCGAGTTAGGCAATCAGAGCAAACTAAACAAGGAAGGAGGAAATGCCAGTGAAGAAACGTAATTCATACATCGCTACTCAATTTGAGACACGAGAAGAACAAGAATCTGGTGACTTGATTCTGAGTGGCTACTTCATCCGGTTCGATGAAGAAACTGAGCTGTGGCCAGGTTATTTTGAAGTGATCAAACGTGCAGGAGTGGAAGAAGCCATCAAGAATGCTGATATCCGTGCATTGTTTAATCATGATCATAACCTAGTTTTAGGACGCACAGGGAACAGCACAGTGAGTCTCAAAGTTGATGACAAAGGTCTCTATGGGGACATTATCATCAACAGGAATGATCCAGACGCTATGGGAGCCTATGCCCGTGTACAGCGTGGGGATATTGTTGGATGCAGTTTTGGATTTATGCCAATCAAGGTGGACACTGTTGAGCGTGAAGATGGTTCCTATCTTGATACCGTGCTGGAGCTTGAAATCTTTGAAGTAAGCCCTTGCACGTTCCCAGCATATCCACAGACTGAAATTGCTGCACGGAAGAAAGACTTTGAATGTCAAAAACGTGCCAATCTTGAAGCGTTAAATGAACGCAAAATGAAAATTAAGGAGAAATACAATCTATGAACAAAGCATTGATTCTGGGCGCACGTATGCGCACAAAAGCAAATAAGGTTGTTGAATTGGAAGAAGCAATTGAAGAATTGAACAACCGTTCTGCAATCGAAGCAGAAAAACTGGACCGTGCTGAAACTGAAGAAGAAGTTTCAACGGTTGAAAAGAGCCTTGAAGAACTTCAAAAAGAATTGGAAGAGAAACAGGCAGAAAAAGCAAAACTTGAAGAAGAAATTGAAGATCTTCAAAAACAAGTTGACGAACAAAATCGGAAAGCCCCAACATTCAAAGATGTTGAGCAACGTGGAGGAAAGAAATTGGAACAACGTGACGCAATTGCTAAATTCATTCGTACTGGTCAAACTCGTGACATTGAAGGTCTTAAAACAACTGACTCTGGAAGCGCTGCTTTGATCCCAACTGAAGTGCTAAAACCTCACTTCCTTGAAAAGACACGCAATCCACTCTTGGATCTTGTCCAACGTGTCAAAGTAAATAGTGGTTCTGGTAAATATCCAGTTATCAAGAAGACAGACAGCAAAATGGCTTCAACTGAAGAATTGAAAGCTAATCCTGAACTTGGAAAACCAAGCATCAGCGAAATTGATTACTCAATCAAGACTTACCGTGGATACATTCCTGTATCTCAAGAAATGATTGATGATGCTGATTATGACATCATGTCAATTGTAGAAGATGAAGTATTCAATCAAGGTGAAAACACTGAATTGTCATTAGTCGCTACCATCCTCAAATCAGCAACTCAAGCAGATGCTGCTGGATTCGATGGCATCAAGGACATCTACAACAAGAAACTCAAATCAATTTACAAGGCAAGCATTGTTGTAACGCAATCAATGTTTGCAGCACTTGACAAAGTGAAAGACAAAAATGGTCGCTACATGCTTCAAACGGATGTTGCTTCACCTACAGGCTACTCATTTGGTGGCAAAACAATCTACCCGGTAGATGATACAGTCTTTGGATCTGAAGGAGACATGAAGTTCTTCATTGGTGATGTTTCTGAATTTGTAAAACTCTTTGACCGTTCTCAAGTATCTGTTAAATGGGTCAACAATGACATCTATGGCCAATTGCTTGGACTCTTCATCCGTTTAGATGTTAAGAAAGTAGATGATGCTGCTGGATTCTTTGGCACATACACTGATGTTGTAGCATAAGGAGGTATCATATGCCCTATACAGTAATTCGTCCATTCAAGGACATGCGCGATGAAGAACAACATGAATATCAAATTGATGATGTGTTTCCACGCAAAGGCTATGAACCTGATCAAGAGTTTGTTAAAGGACTCTTGACAGGCTTTAATTCAGCAGGTTCAATCTTCATCACTGATGAAGTGGTAAAGAAAGCTACTAAGAAAGCAGAAGAGACTGCTGAAGAGGTGGAAACAACTACTAAGGAAGTAGAAGAAACTACTGAAGAAGCGAAAGAAGCTACTGAGGAAGTAGAAGAAACTACTGAAGAAAAACCAAAGCGCAAGAAAGCAACTAAGAAAGAGGAAGAATAGCATGGACACTGGTCAGTTAGTGGAATTACTTAAAGTAAAATTAGGAATTGCTTCAAATTTGCGAGATAAAACACTAGAGAAGATTGTCTCAAGCGTCATCAGCGAATTAACAAACAATCTGGGTGTTGAATTGGTTCCAGATCGTGCTGACCATGAAATGTTCATTGTTGACTTTGCTGCTTATCGCTATGAAGGTGGTGTTGATCTACCACGTCACCTTCAATGGCGCTTGCACAATCTGCAAATCTCTTCTAAGAAAGAGGTGCGAGATGTGGAATGATGAAATCACATTGATAGGTTTTAAAATTACAGGCAAGGACAAGCTCAAGCAAGATCTGACTGAGAAAGTAAAGACTACAATTTTCTGTAAGAAAAAATCTATTACACGGTCCGAATTTTACCAAGCCAATCAGGCTGGCATCAGGCCCAATCTGATTGTTGATATTCATAGCTTTGAATATGACAATCAGGAATTTGCTGAATTTGGCGGTAAAGAGTACCGGATTTTGAAGACATATCCAATCAACCTCAATATCCTTGAATTGACTCTGGTGGAGAAAATGACATGAGCCAAGATCTAGCCAGTCAAATCGCTAAAGCATTAGCAGAGTATTCCACAGAAGTTGAAGAAGAAGTGGACAAGATAGCGGAAGAAACAGCAGAAGAGGCCGTCCAAGAATTAAAAACCACAAGTCCAAAAAGTCCAAGGGCAAAAGGTGGTAAGTATGCCAAATCGTGGAAAAAAACAAAAATGGGGAAAGGTAATTTTGTGGTTCACAACACAAATTACCGTCTCCCACATTTGCTTGAATTTGGCCACTTAAAGAGGAACGGGGGACGGGTTTCCGGAATAGTACACATCAAGCCGGCAGAAGATCACGCTATTGAGAATTTTGAAAAGAAATTGAAGGAGCTTGGAAGATGAAGCTGTCAGAGTTTGCAGAAATTTTGGAACAGGCTGGCCTGCCTGTCACTTACAAGGCATTCAGGGAAGGAAATGTCCCCACGCTGCCTTACCTTGTCTATTTTGAAAGCTTGCCATCTATCACAGGAACAGACAATCAAGCATCATACATGATCCGTGCTGTCACTGTAGAATTGGCATTTGAACGAAAAGATGAGGAGCTAGAAGAACGATTGGAAGAGCTGTGGAATGACCACAAGCTCTTTTATGATGTTCAAGAAGAAAATTTTATTGAATCAGAAAGACTGTTTGTGAAGTCTTATGAAGTCTATCTATATTGAGGAGGAAAGAAATGACTGAAAACAAAGTTACATTTGGACTTGAAAATGTCCATGTGGCACCAATCCAATCAATCAGTGAAGCAGGAGTGATCACTTATGGTCAAGTATTCCGCTTCCCTGGAGCGATGGAATTGACGCTGGACCCTAAAGGGGATTCAGGATCAGTGAAAGCTGATAACATTGATTATTACTTCGTCAACTCAAACGAAGGTTACGAAGGTAAATTCAAAGTCCCACACATCATTGAAGCATTCGCAACAAAAATTTTGGGCGACATCAAAGACTCTACAACAGGAGTGGTCACAGAAAAAGCAGATGCGAAGACAACCAACTTCGCACTTATGTTTGAATTTGCTGGCGATGCTAACAAGACACGCCATGTCATGTATTACTGTTCAGCAAGTCGCCCATCTAGCGGATCAGCTACTAAGAACGGAACAAACGTTAATGAACGTGAATTGAGCTTCAATGCCAGTCCTCGTCCCGGTGATCAAGTGGTGAAACGTTCTATCACATCAGCGGATGATCAAGAAGTTTATAAGAAATGGTTTGAAAAGGTTTATGAACCTAATCAAGCTTTGTAATTAGGGAGGTCTTAAATGCGTAAGAGTGTGATCATTAGTGAGAAGGAGTATGAGCTTGTTACAAATGCTTACACTCCTATTGCTTATAAGAGTGAGTTTGGTAAAGATTTCTTCCAAGATCTATTTGGAATGATCTCAAACCAGGATATCATGCAAATGGCTGAGAATGGCAACAATGAAGTTGACATCAACATGTTAGCCAACTTTGACATGACCTTCTTCAATCGCTTGTTTTGGGTCTTCACTAAATCAGGGAACCCACACATAAAGCCTTATGAACAATTTTTCATGGAAATGGAAGAATTTCCTTTGCAGGACATTGCTCCAATTCTAATGGAAATGATCAATGAGACAATGACGTCAAAAAAAAACCAGATGAGTCAGAATCAGCCAGTGATGAAATCTTTACAGTAGAATCATACCTTTCATGCTGTAAAGAAACTGGACTTACAATTGATGATCTAAAGCACATTTCAATTGGAATGGCTCTTGACTATCAAACAGATTATGTGAATTTGCGCACTGAAAACAAATCAGAAACACGCAAGGCCACACAGTCAGATTTTGACTCATTTTAGTCTGAAATAGAGTGCTGAGAGGAAGAATCTGAGATCAAGTTCATCGAATGGATGGACAATTGATCACAAGAAACCTTTAGGCGCTCTTTATATTTTTATACGAAAGGAGGAAATATGGCCGGTAATATTAAAGGGATAAAAATTGAAATTGGTGGTGACACACAGCCCCTTCAAAATGCCCTGAAAAAAGTAAATTCTGCCTCTATTGAAGCAGCAAAAGAATTGAAGAGCATTGACAAGGCTCTGAAATTTGACACAGGGAACGTGACCCTATTGGCTCAAAAGCAAGAAGTCCTTCAAAAGCAAGTCTCAACTACCAAGGAAAAACTGGAAACATTGAGACAGGCACAAGCACAAGTTGAAGCTCAATTTAAAAGTGGTGACATTGGAGCTGATCAATACCGTGCATTTCAACGGGAAGTGGTCCAGACGGAAAACATCCTGAAAGGCTATGAGAACAAGCTTGAAAATGTCAATAAGGCATTGGACGGAAATGGGAATGCCACAAAATCCAACCGTGAACAACTGAAAGAGCTTCAAAACGAGCAACAGCGCCTTGCAAGTGAAGGTGACAAAGTTGTCAGCTCATTCAAGTTACAAGAAAGCCAAATGGGTTCAAATGCTAGTGAAGCAGATAAGCTGGCACTTGCTGAACAAAAGATTGGGAAGCAAAGTGAGATTGTTGCTCAACAGGTCGAGAACCTTGAGAAACAACTTGCCATTGCAAAACAAGAGTATGGCGAGAACTCAACGGAAGTCAATAAGCTAGAGACTCAACTGAATGAGTCCAAGGCTGCCTTCAATGGGCTTGCTAATGAGATGGAAAATCTTGGTGAGTCAGGAAAAAAGGCCAGTGGCGGTCTTGAAGAGACAAACAAGCTTCTGAAAGCTGAATTGCTGAATCAATTTTCTGAGAAACTATCTGAGATCAGTCAAAAGTTGGTTGATTTTGGGAAGAGCGCCCTAGATGCGTTCCGGGAAATTGATGAGGGAATGGACACCATTGTCACCAAGACTGGTGCAAGCGGTAAGTCTCTTGAGCAGATGCAAGGCATTGCTAATGGGATAGCTACTGAAATGCCTACTGATTTCAGCAAAATCGGGAATGCAGTCGGTGAAGTTAACACTCAATTTGGTCTGACAGGGGACGCACTCAAAACCACATCTGTTGACATGCTCAAGTTTGCGGAAATCAACGGATCTGACATCACGAATGCAACAATTCAGTCTAAGCAAGCCTTGGAAGCTTATGGATATTCTGTTGACTATCTTTCTGATGTATTGGATAGCACTACCTATGTGGCACAATCCACAGGGGTTTCTGTTGATGACTTGATGAAGAAAGCAACAGATGGAGCGCCACAAATCAAGATGCTTGGTCTTGAATTTGATGAAGCTGTCACATTGATTGGTCAACTTGAACAGCATGGGGTTGATTCATCAGCAGCATTGTCAGGAATGACAAAGGCAGCAGGGGTCTACACCAAGCAAGGAAAGACCATGAAAGAAGGTCTCAAAGAGACCATTGAAGCCATCAAGAACAGTAAATCAGAGACTGAAGCAATGGGGATCGCTATGGAGATCTTTGGTGCTAAAAAGGCCCCTCAAATGGTCGATGCCATCAAGCGTGGAGCTTTGAGCTTTGATGAACTTGGAAAAACATCTAAAGAGTCAGCAGGGTTAGTTTCACAAACTTACGAAAGCACTCTAGATCCTATTGATAAATTCACGACAGCACAAAATGGATTGAAAATTGTCATGGCTGAGGTCGGTGGAGCTATTGCTGAAACATTCGCCCCTGCCCTTGACATCATTGTGGATGTCTTCAAGAAAGTCGCAGAATGGATCAACAACTTACCCGGACCCATCAAAAACTTTGTTGTAGTCTTTGGAACAATTGTAACAGTGGCCGGTGTACTTGCACCAATCTTCCTCGCCCTTCAGGCTGCCGCTGTAGCTGTGGGAACAAGTATAGGAGGGCTGATAGCTGCTGCATTGCCAATCATTGCAGTGATAGCCGCTGTTATTGCAGCAGTCACAGGAATAGTCTTGGTTATCAAACACTTGTGGGAAACCAATGAGGGATTCAGGAACGCTGTTGAAACAGTTTGGAATGCTATCATGTCAGTCATCAACACTGTTGTCAAGGCCATCTCTGATTTTGTAATGCAAATTTGGGGAACGCTGACAAGCTGGTGGAACGACAATCAGCAATTGATCAGACAGACAGCAGAAACAGTCTGGAACGCTATTTCAGCAGTAGTGACAACAGTCATGAATGTTCTTGGGCCATTTATTCAAACGGCATGGAATAACATTTCAACGGTAATTTCTACGGTCTGGGACACCATCAAGACGGTTGTTGAAACAGCTATCAATGTGGTATTAGGCATCATTAAGACTGTGATGCAAATTATCAATGGGGACTGGTCTGGGGCTTGGGAATCCATCAAGGGCATCGCTGAAAGTATCTGGAATGGTATCAAGAGCATTGCTGAATCTGTATTCAATGCAATGGCTCAGATCTTATCTAACATCTGGAATACTATTTCAAGCACTGCATCAAGCATTTGGAATGGTATCAGCTCAACCCTATCAGGTATCTGGAATGGAATTTCAAGCACGGTCTCAAGTGTATTCAATGGAATTTCAAGCACGATTTCAGGGATCTGGAACGGTATCAGCTCAACTGCATCAGGAATCTGGAACGGGATCAAAGACACCATTGGCGGTGCTATCAATGGAGCCAAAGACCTAGTAGGAAAAGCCATTGACGGAATTAAAGGTTTCTTCAATTTCCAATTCAAATGGCCACACATCCCACTACCACACTTCAAGGCCAGTGGATCACTGAACCCAATGGACTGGCTGAAAGGTAAAGGGATTCCAAGTATTGGCATTGAATGGTATGCCAAAGGTGGGATCTTAACCAAGCCCACAGCATTTGGCATGAATGGAAATAGCCTGATGGTTGGTGGGGAAGCAGGGAAAGAAGCAGTCCTGCCACTGAATGAACGGAATCTGAGTGCCATTGGTCGGGGCATTGCCCAAACAATGGACCCACAAGGAACCGTGATCAATATCAATATCTCTGACAATATCATCAGAGAAGAAGCTGACATTGAGAAGATCGCTAATAAGGTATCTCAGAAGATAGCTGCTGAATTGAGGAGACAGAAAGAATTGAGAGGAGCGCCTGCATGGTAAAGTACAATGAATTGATTATTGATGGAGTTGGAACTTCATCATTTCCATTTGATGTGATCGTGCTTGAAGGCCCTACAATTCAAGTAGGTCTCTCAAAAGACAAGCTATTGAGCCATGATGGAGTTAGTGGATACATCGTTCAGTCAAACCCTCACAGAGAAGCGATTGAAAAGAAATACACTCTTCAACTCATCAACCCAACAGAGTTGCAAGTCCTTGAATTTGTCCAATTCCTTTCCAAAAGGAATTTCTGGCTTGAGAATCAACAGAACAAGCTCACAAGATGGTTCTGCTATCAGACAAAGGTGTCTGACACTCAGAGAGATAAAACTAAAATGTATTCTTTAGAGGTGACATTTATTTGTCACCCTACAAAATACATGAAGAACAATGATGTTCAAACTATCACTTCAAATGGTGTTCTCAGGCTACAAGGTAGCTCACTAGCGTTCCCTAAAATCACAATTAGAGGAAACAGCTCATCTGAGACCAGCTTCACGATTGGGAAGCAAACCATCAAACTTGAACAGCTATCTGAGAGCGCTGTGATGGTAAATGATCCACAAAATCCAAGCTTCCTTGACAAGAAAGGGAATTTGGTGAAGTGGTCAGGAGACTTCATCACAATTGACGCTAACCAAGCTCAGAAAACTGTTGGTGTGGTTTTAGGACCAGGCATTCAATCACTTATTTTTGAAACAAATTGGGGGTGGTTATAATTCTATATTTATTAGACAGAAATGTTCAAACAGTAAAATGGAATGGCCAGCCACTCCATGAGGCCACAAAAGCAGAAGTTGAAGAAGTAATCAATGTAAGCTACACACTCAAGGTTGACTACCCAATCACGGACACTGAAATTTATAAGAAGTTTCAGGAAGACATGCTCATCATTGCCCCCACCCCTGTCACTGGCCGGCAACTATTCCGAATTAAGGAAATCAGTGAGCAAGATGACACAGTAAGTCTGACTTGTCAGCACATCACAGAGGACATCTTCAAGCGCTCTGTTCGTCCTATCAAAGTTTCAAACTCAACCTGTCAAATCGCCTTGAATGCTATGATTTCAGCAGTCAAGACACCACTTGGGAAGTTTTCTTTCACAAGTAACATTATGGACAATAGAACCTTCAACACTACAGAAGATGAAACGCTCTATAAGATACTGATGGATGGGAAACATTCCATCGTAGGCGCTTGGGAAGGCGAGATGATTCGTGACAACTTCCTGATTGATATTCCTAAAAGTCGAGGGATTGATCGTGGTGTAGTAATCACCACACATCAAAACCTGAAACAGTATGAACGAAACAAGAGCAGTTCTAGCATCATCACAAGACTGCATCTGAAATCAACCTTCAAACCAGAGGGAGCAGAAGAAGACACGGTTCTGAAAGTCACTGTGGACAGCCCCCTCATTGGCAATTACCCTTACATCAATGAAGCTGAGTATGAGAACAATGATCTTACTACAGAGGAAGAATTGAGAAAATGGGGTGAAGCCAAATTCAAGAATGGAGACATTGACAAGTCCACTGATCAGATCAAAGTTGAAGCTTATGAGCTAGATGGTCAAACTGTGCATCTTGGTGACACAGTGACCATCATGAGCTTGAAACATGATGTCATGCTGAAGAAAAAAACTGTGGGCTATGTCTTTGATGCTCTCTCAGAAGAGTATATCTCTCTTACATTTGATGACAAAGCTGGTCACGGTGGAGGCATGTCAGGTTCTAATGGAATTTCTGATGTGGCATCTGAAATCCTTGATACAGTCCAAAAGACTCAAGAGGATGATGAATACTACAAGAAATTGAAAGTGTTGGTTGACAATGCCAATAGGGCCTTCGAAGACAAGGCAGGAGCCTTGGAGAAAGAGATCACTGATGGCATTGAGCAAGCAAAAGCACAAGCTGAAGTAGTCAAAGAGGAAATCTCAGCTCAAGTCACTGAGAAGATAGCAGCAGCAAACCAAGCAAATAAGAATGAAATTGTAGAAGAGTTTAAAGCCCAATACAATGGCATTGAAGTCGAGATGCAAGGTCTGAAAGCTACCACTGACCGATTAAAGACCAGTGATGCTGATATCCAGAAGTTGGTCGATGACTTCAAGGTTCAGACGCAAAGCCAATTTGTTGGAATTAAAGGCGCACAATCCAGATTTGAGCAGACTACTGAGAAAGCCATTTCTGACTTAACCAACGTGGCAAATGGCAAAGCAGATCGCTCTTATGTTGAACAGACAGTGAATGGTATCAAAGAAGAGTTCACAAGTCTGAAAGTAGGTTCGAGAAACTACGCTGAAGACTATGATTTCACTCGTGGTCTGTGGTTCTTCGCTCACGGTGATTCAAGTAATTCTACCGGTATAGCAGAACATGGTGTTTATACCATCTCAGGAAGTACCAACACTTGGAAGCAAGCACAGTTATTCTCTAGCACTGCACCAAGCTGGGCCACAACAAAAACAACCGCTCTGGATTATCTAGAGAAAGGCGAGCCTTACACACTTTCGTTCTACGCTAAAAGAAACCGTGGATCTGGTACAATGTGGGTTTCATTGCGTGAGAATAGAAAATCTGGAGGTAATCGAGAAAGAATTTCTGCTCAATTTCAATTAACAGATGACTGGCAGTTGTACAAGGTTTCTGTCCCTGCACTAGAAAAAAGCGATGAGTTTGATTATTGGCGCATTATTATTGGATATAGTGAAGCAGGTTCAATTTCATTCAAAAAGGTGGAATTAACACAAAGCACCACCAGAACGGATGCAGGACCAGCCCCAGAAGATCAAAATTATCAAATAGAACAAGCACAAGCTACGTTTGAGAAGACAGTTCAAGGTCTATCTACTCAATTAACGAAATTAGAGACCAAGACTGGTCCAAATGGCGAACTTGAACAGCGCATGCTGACATACTCTGAGAAAGCTGCTGTAGACGCTGTAAAAGCAACAAGGCAGATTCTTGAGCAAGGCTATGTTGCTAAATCACAATACACTGAAGATGTCGCTGGCATTAATAGAAAATTTGAAAGTATTTCAACATCAACTGACTCTAAAATTAGTTCAAAACTTGCTGAGTTTAAACAAGGTATTGATGGCCAATTCTCAACATTCTCTACAGAATTTGGAATGAGGCTATCCAGTCAAAATTCTGTCCTCAATGACAAATTGGATGATTTCAAGGATAGCATCAACGGGCGCTTTGCGAACTATCAAAGCACAGTTAATGGACAAGTGACAACAATTGTCAGCCAGTTTGATGGGGTTCTCAAGAAAACAGACATCAACATCACTGATGGCCAAATTTCATTTGGTACAGGTAAGACCATCAATGGTCGGACCATCAGCTCCTTGCTGGTACAAGAACCAGAAGCTATTGCTTTGATCGCAAAATTGATCAAGGTGAAAGGCGACATGGTAGTTGATGGCTCAATCACAAGCAGGCATCTGGCATCTCAGAGCGTCCGAACTGGTCACATGGAATCTGGATCAGTAACGACTCAAATTCTGGCCAGCAATGCAGTCACAGCGGATAAGCTTTTGGTGGATTCTGCCATGATCAACAAGCTTGTATCAAACCAAGCATTCATCAGGGAATTGACATCACAGAAAGCCTTCATCACTCAATTAGGCTCAATTGACTTCACTGCCGAACACATTAAAGGGGGCCGCTTGAGTGCCAATAATGGGACAACTGTTTTCGATTTAATTGATGGGACATTAAATCTGTATTCTGATACAGGAACCATTCGAAGAATTGATGACACAAGTTCTTCACAATTTATGAAAATGACAAAAAGCGGTTTTGTCGCTGAACAATTTAGGGACTTAAACGCTGCTATGATTGTGATAGGGACTAACCATGATAAGTCTGAAAAAACTGACAATGAAACATTTGCCGGAACTCGTCTGTGGTCAGGCTCAAAAAATGGAGTAAAAGAATCATTTTATGAAATTATTGGTGATCGTCTAGCAATCTATTCAAATGGCGATTATCGTAGCCCTTGGGTTTTTCATAATAACACAAGAGATGGCAGTGCCTATTTTATGCCAATGAATGAAAAAGGAGTCCGGCATAATTTAGGACGGGGAGATAGGCACTTCAGTGGTGCTTGGATCAACAATATCTTTATTGGTCAAAGCGCTGTAAACCTTGGGACCTATGTCTGGGATATCCTAACTTGTTTTGGTCAACTTTCAAAATATAATTGGGATTTCAAAGACGAGACTGTATCAAGACACATTTCTGGTGTTTTAACTAAGTATGGCTTTAAGTAGAAAGGTTACAAAATAAATGAAAGAAAATACTTATGTATCAATCATCACAGATCTAGCAAATCAATTGGCTAGTAAATCAATCAATGAAGCTGAGTTCAAGGCACGATTGAATGAATCACAGCAGGAAAAACAACAGCTCATCAATGAGTTAGAAATCTATCGCTCTGTCCTTGAATCTGACAAAGATTTGAAGGACCTATTTGAAGAAGTAAAAAATAAGAATGAGGTAAATGCTTAATGAATTATAAAGTACAGTTCAAAGCCTATGATCCTGTGGCTAATGCCACAAAGGTTTCCATCAAGCAAGATTATCCATACCGTGTATTTGAAGAATCCCTTCCAAACAACCGCATGGGAGATGAAGAATCAACTCTTGTGGAAGCTGTTCTAAACCTTGTACGAATGGAGTTAGACCCTTCTGGCGCTATCGTAGCCCTCAAAAAAGAGCTTGACAAGTCTGTTGATGCCAATAAGAACGCAATCCTGAAAATTCAAGAACTCACTCAAGAGAACGAAAAGAAAGATGTCCTAATCCAAAATAACAAAGCTCTTGCTGATTGGTCTGTCCTTGTAGCTGTAACCAATCAAGACAATCCACTTGATCCAACACTCTACAAACGGGCGCTTGAGCTTGTGGAAGCTGCTCAAGTAGGTAAAACCTACAAACAACATGACATCTTCACCCTCGTAGATTCTGATCACACTGAAAAATACAGTGAAGGAAAGCGTGTCCTTGTACAAGTTAACTATGATTTCACATACAATGGGGAATCAATCAAAGACTTGAAAGGCCCACTACTCCAAAATGGCAAGCTTGCAATTTACAATTGGGAGGTGCCAAAAGAAGAGAAGCAAAACAAACCATCAGGAGATCTTGAAACCCAACCAGTAGCACAACCTGAATCATAAATTGAGAGGAGTGTGATTGATGTATCAAAAACCAGATGGAATCTTTGGAATTATTGAAGTAGTACGGGATTTTTATGATCACGGAATCGATGAACACATGATTGTGTTCATGTTCATGGCCATTGTTGCTCTAGATATCGTTATAGGAGTATCTAGAGCATGGGCCTATCACGAGTTTTCAAGTCGAAAATGGAGAAAAGGGCTGGTAAGTCACACAGCTATGATCTTAATTGTAGCCATTGGCTATCCATTCGCCTTATATATGAATCTTGGAGCTGTGGTTGATGCCTTCATTGTAGCAATGATGGCAGCATACGGTTCCAGCATTCTTGCCAGCCTTTCAGCTCTGGGAGTTGAAATTCCTGGCCTAGATCGTCTTATAAAACAAAATATTGATCATGAGAAATTTCAGTTAAAAGATGGCTTGGAAGAGCCTAGTAAACTAATCAAAAAAGGAGAAAAGAAAAATGAATCAAATCACTGATATTGTAACAAGTAGCGCAATGAGTATTCTTGTAATTTTGGTTGGAATTGTTGTTCAAGCAGTCAAGAAATACCTTCTCACTCGTGGAGGAAAGAAAGCTCTTGAAGTGGCTGAAATCCTTGCAAATAACGCTGTGAATGCCACTGAACAAGTTGCAGGAACATTGGACATTCACGGAAAGGATAAGATGGAGCATGCTAAAACTAGCTTGATTGAAGGACTAGAAGCATATAACATCAATTTAACCAATGACCAACTAAACACATTCATTGAAGCGGCTGTGAAAAAAGCAAATGAACAATGGAAGAAATGAGGTTCTAAAATGGCAACACTAAATGACATTCTAAATTATGCAGAATCTTTGGCAAATCAAGGTGTGGGAGCTGATGCAGATGGTGCATACGGAACCCAATGTGTGGACCTACCAAATTCAATTTCTATCAACTTCTTTGGGAAAGCTCTCTGGGGCAATGCTATTGACCTACTTAATTCAGCCGCTGGGTTAGGGTATGAAGTAGTATATGATGCAGTAGGAGTCAACCCACGAGCAGGAGCCATCTTTGTCATGGATACAACTTACCTGTACGGCCATCCTTATGGTCACACAGGAATTGTAATTGAGGACAGCGATGGAGTCACCATGAAAACCATTGAACAGAACATTGATGGGAATGCTGATTCCCTCTATGTTGGAGGTCCTGCACGATACAACACACGCAACTTTGACGGAATTGTTGGATGGTTCTATTTCCCAACTGATGACACATCTGTGGCATTCGAACAGCCAGAACCATCAGAACCATTGACAATTGAATCAAATGGATTCCATCCAGAAACAGGGACATTCACTGTTGAGGTGTCTGCTCTAAATGTACGAGTTGAAGCAGGTCTTGGAGCTGAGATTGTAGCTGTATACAGTGCAGGTCAAGAAATCAACTATGATGGATGGATTGACAATGATGGCTACATTTGGATCTCTTACATTGGCGG